CGGCTACCTGTTAGCTGCGAGGTGATACCGAGGGACTTGACGGAGGGAGCATGGGAGGGAGGTGCTAGTCCCACATCGAAGGCAATCTTACTGAAACGCTGGTTGGCCTTGGGTTGGAGATGCTGGAGGATCGGGATCTCATGGATTAGGCGCAGGGTGAAGGTGCTAAAGTCGTCCGCCCTGGTCTTGGATGCGGATACCACCAGGATGTTCTTGGTGGGGTCGAGGAATAGCTGGTGTACGACGAATGCACTACACTCCCAGGACTTACCTACGCCACGAAAGGCTTCCACAATGCAGCGGGTTGGTCCATGTTGCAGGTAATCCGCTATGTCGTATTGGATTTGTGTGGGGTCTGGAAGGTTTAGGTACTTCCATACTAGGTACAGAAAGTTACGGAAGTCCTTTAACTCGTCAGGGATTTGCATATCGGGCTTGACTCAATGGATAATCTACACACATTACGGAGGAATATGGATAAACCTCAAGCAAAAAGGACACGCAAACCGAAAGCACCCCATCGCCAGGTTGATGGCTATGATGGAGAGACTGTGGAATCAGGGGCGAAGACAAGTATCTATCTGCCCAATGATGTCATGGATCAGGTCAAGAGGTTTGCGGATGCCGACAAAGTTTCCGTTAGTCACTTTGTACGAAGTGCGGTACTGGTAGCTATGCGCTCCAGGATGCGTTAGAGTTCGGCAAACTTCTTCTCGAAGTCATCATCCGCCATACCCTTCTGGAATGGCAGTACCTTGGTCAGGTCATTGAGGGGAGTACCCTCAGCCGCCGAGGTGATGACATCATTGTCTTTTAGGAGTTGTCGCGCCTGACCTAAGATGCTGGCGTTGTACTCGCCGGACTGGTGCATATCATCAATGGCAAGGCTGAAGGTGTCGATCAACCTGCCTTGCAATTCTTCCATGCGTTTCCGCATGTTGTCTGATAGCTGCTTGTCCATTATTGAATGGTTACACGGATTTGGCCTGTTCCTGTATTCCAGGTAGCTGTTGTGCCTATTCCTGCGCCAAGTTCATAATAATAAGGGTTATCTTGGAAGATAAGTTTCAGCCCACGGGTGGAAGTATCAAAAGTTGCTTGAACTCCAACAGATGTACTTACAGAGCTTCCATCAGGAGCGCAGGATATTTTAAAGCATTCTGTTGCAGAGGAAGAACTGCGAAACCATATAGTTACATCAAACGGAAAATATGAAGCTACATCCGTTGAAAGTATTTCAGTCAGAGACAAATTAGATCCGATAGAAGAGCCTCCCCAAGCAGTAACCCAGCCGGAGTCATAGATGTATCGAGAAGACCCCGACATGGCAACTGTACCATTGCGGTTCCAAATGGCATGGGTAACTCCTGGATCGGAAGTTGGTAGATTGCCTAACAGGATGTTGTGTTTCTCTCCGCTATTGTTATTGGCAGCGGCTGGATTTGATCCAGTTCCAATCTGCAAAGGTATTCCGTAAAGAGTTGAGCCAGCGTTATTATAGACTGCAAAGTTCAGGTAATTGTTGTTTAATCCGATATGCACCTGGCCTTTATCGGTTGGTGCGTCTGTATCTTTGAATACAATGGTTGAGGAAGTTCCTTCCAGAATGATGGAAGCATAATCAGCAGCATCTGTTCCTTCAGTTTGAATTTTCAGTACGCATTCACTTCCGGCATCGGTGTCGTGCATCAACACATCCCCGTGGAATGTGTGTTTGTATGCAGCATCTTCTATAACACCATCCCCGTAGACATTGTAGCCATCTGCCGTAAGCTGTATAGCCTTCTTACTTAATGAGCCAGCGTCTGTATAAAGTGACAGGGCTAAGGCATCCCCGTTGTTCACTAACTGCCACAATCCTTTGTCAGCGGTAGCTTGGGTGTCATACAAGCGAAGGACGGCTATACTGCCTTCGATGTTGACCTGTGCGGTGTCCGTTGCTCCAGCCCCATCGGCTATTACTTCTAGGGTTGCGTTGGTTCCACCTACTGTAACGCCATCTCCATTTGTAGCAATTTTTAGAGCAACATCTTTTTCTGCACCTCCATCATCCAATGGAATGAATTTCAATTCTCCATTAACTAAACGTACATTAAAATACTTATTATCCGTAGATCCGTTTGTATCAAAGAATTGGAGGATAGGAGATTGCGATGCAAGTATCAGGACGGCATTTGTCACCCCACTTGTGCTGGCATTCTCGATAGTAAGTACCGCTCCGTTTACTGCATTATCGTCATCACGGATTAACAGGTCGCCATAAAACTTGTGCTTGTAGGTTGTGGCTGGAGCTCCACCGAATCCGAAAGTGGCATTGCCACTATCGTATTGCAGGTTGAGTGGTATCACATCCCACTTCTTTGTAGAGGAATTGTAGGCCAGGACTGCATTAGCTACTGCGCCTGTACCAGAGACTTCCCATCTGCCGTTATCTTCACTCCATGTTAGGATTGCGCCGTCTTCTGCGTTTACTGTGCTGATTGGGTCTTCCGAGGCTTCCTGCGCCAAATACAAGTTGTGCAAGTAGGTTGTATCCAGGTCGTCGGCCTTGATGACGCTACCATCTGAGAAGTCTACCAATCTACCAACTTGGTCATTATTGATTCCTCTGGTATTCCTGTAAACCCGCACCTTTTGTCCGGCGGATAATGCCGGGGAAATGACAACCTTTTTGGTTGGACTGGTAGATATGGTGAAGGTGTAAGTGCCTCCAGAGCTATTTACATCGTAGTCGGTTCCATCAATGTTTACGATTACGTGATAGTCTTCAAGGTAGTCAAAGTTGATGGCGAAATCAGTTTCTCCTGCTCCGCTCGTATAGTCCGTGTATGTGTTGGCCATTTGGTTTCCTGGTTTTTTAGATTATCTAGATTCTCTTAGTTCCTGTAAAGCTCCCATTTGTTTGACCCCTACTTTCTAAGTTCCTGTACAATTCCCCATTGCATGACCCCAACTTTACCTTTTTTCTTTTGTTCCTCGATTTTTTCAAGAAGGTTTTCAGGTTGCGCCCCGGTCATTCTGCCAATCACATCAAATAGGCTACGATCCTTTTGGTCTACAAATTGAGATAAGAACTCTTTGTCTTTCAGAATGTCATCCTTCACCTGCTTATAGTATTTGCTGAATATTTTATTCAATTCCAGCAACCCTTCGTTTTCATACCTGTCTTGTCTGCTTTCGCTTTGAATGAATCCTTTGTTGAACTTGCGCTGCCATGAAGTCTTACTAACCAGTTGTTCCAAGGTTTCAAGCAGGGTCTTGCGATTGATCCTTGTCTCTCTTAGTCGCAGGTCGTAGTGATACCAAAGTGGTACACCTTCCGCATCAACATAACTTGCCATGTCAATGCCAGCAATGGTGGATGGCTTGTAGGAGATGTTGTTGTGGCCAGAATCGGCCAAGATATATTCTTCCAGCTTGGTAAGTGTTTGGAATTTCTGCGGGAATTGCCGCATCACATTAGTAGAGAACCAAGTCCCTGTCGGTTGAATGTCTTCTCCAAACCTGTCCGTCCTCTTGGCCTGTGCGCCATGTCCTAGTGCGTTGTAAACTATACGGGCTTGGAAGGAAGCCCCTTTCATGTCTGCAACTGTGCCTGATCCAGACTCCTCCCATTGCCTCACAAACTTGCGAATTTGGGCTGGAACTAAAAAGAAAGATGAAACAAACCTGGATTGCGCTCTAGCCTTCTGCTCCCTAGATCCACTTACCATGTCAGTTATGTCACCGATGGAAGAAGTGATTGGCTGATCTTTTAACAACTCTAGGAATGATTGTGCAGCCACCGAAAACAAATCTTGGTCAGATGTGAGGAACTTTTTGTTTTCTGTGCGTTCCAGTTCTTTGAGACGATGGTACATGCCAAGGTCAGCGGCGGCTGCAAATGGAAAGTTAAATGGTGCAGCAGCAGTGTATTCTACACCAAGCATATTAAATTTTTTTGTATTCTTTTCTAAGTTCCTTTTTTGCTCATCTGACATCCAGGCCAAAGATCCGGTCCCGTAACCATATCTACCTGCAAGATACCCAACTGTTCCAAGACCTATTGTCATCATAGTGTCCTTGAGGATGTCGAGGTTGTAGTCATTGCGTAGCTTTTGTACCCGTGTGATTTCTTGAGCTACAGTCTTGATCTCTTCTTCTGTCCTTCGTTTTGCTTCTGGAGTTAGACCTTCAACCTCCTTGCTATCTATCAAGGCTTGTTGCTCAAAGCGCAAACTATCCAACTTTGGATTGTGCGGGTTTTTGAAAGCACGTAATGGCGCGATAGAAAGACGGATTC